CATCGCCAGGCAATTCAAAGGAGATAACAGCTCCTGTGAATATCTTTACAACTGGTCCTAGAATATAATTCCAGACCAAAATAAATATTAATACATACATTAACAGGGGCCTCCAGCTCGATGCAAAAGCACCCGCTTTGGCCTCTGCCTCAATAATTTTTGCTGCAGCTTGTAGCTCTTGTGTATTAGATTGTAGTAATTGTGTTTGTAGTTGCGCTTTTAATTTTTCTTGTAAATCTTTATCAGGTACAGATTTTTCAATTGTATTAAATAAAATTTTTGCAAGTGGCGCAACTGCTCCTAACATTTGGATCATTAAAACACACCTTTAAAATCTGTTCCTTTAATAGCTATTCCTGCTCCTCTAGCTTTGTTCTTGCTAGACTTTACCATTCCACCAGATGCCATCATTTTAGATTTACCAGCTTCTGATAAAGCAATTGCTATTGCTTGTTTTGGATTTTTAACTTTCTGTTCAGATTTACCAATGTTGAGTTCTCCTGCTTTAAACTCTTTCATTACTTTAGAAATCTTTTTTTGTGACTTATCTTTTTTCATAATGTACCTTTAGTGTAAGTTTATGTTCATTGGTAATGAAAACGTAATACCCTTTGCATTAACAGCATCTTTAAAAACTTCTGCTGCTTGTTCTCTACCTAAAGCAGTAACATAAATCCATCTTGCCATACCTAAATAAGCTGCGCCTATTTCAAATATGTCTTTACCTTCTTCTAGGTAAGTTAACATCTCTTCATGGATGTTTGACATCATTTCTTCTACCGCTTTATCTTTTTTGTCCATTATCATAGAATAAATCTTTTAAAGGTATAGTCAATACCTACTGTTGTTTGTTCTTATTAGAAGTTCTTAATTTAGCAATATCTTCTTGAGATTCTATTCTAGCAGCATCTGCCATCATTTTTTGTTGTAGTTTTTGTTGATCTAATACTATTCTTTGTTGAGCTATTTGCGCGTCAGATAAATTATCTTGTTGTCTTATTTGAAGCTCTTTAGCTTTTAATTCAACTATAGGATCTGGTGCAGCACCTCCAGATATTTCTGTAGATTTAGTTTTTACTTCTTGAGTAAACTGAGCTTCTAATTGTGCAATCATAGAAGCTTTAGCAAGTTCAATAGATTGAGGATCCATGCCTTGAGTTTGCATTTGTCTTATTTGAACTTCAGCTTGTTCCTGTGCTTTAATAGAAACATGTTCCATAATATGTTTTTGTAATTTCATAGCTGCCATTGCATTAGCCATAATCATTGGACTAGAGCCAAACACTAAATGAGCTAAAATATGTGCATCGTGATTTTGACCTGGGAATGCATATAAGTTTTGTTGATCTTCTAATGAGTCTGCGTTTTCAATTGCTGGATCTTTTGGTTTAGGTTGCTCTTCTTTTTTAAGAATATTATCTATGTTCTGTACTCCCATGGATTCATACATTCTACGATATGCTTCCCTTAAGTTATGTAATGCAGGAGCAGATTGAGCAAGTTGTAATTGAGTTTGTGCCATTGTTACTCTTTGCGATATAGAAAATATATTTGGATCAGATACTGGAATAACATCTACTCTACTATCAAAGTCTGTTTGTTTAATATAACGATCTCCACCTACAACTTCGTAAGGGTAAACGGGTGGAAGATATTCTGAAAATACTTTTGCTAATAATTTAAATTCTGTTTTTAAAGAATAATGTAATCGTTTATGAATTGCAGAGATAACACGAGATCCTTTTTCTAAAAGAGCAATCGTTGTTCCAACGGGTGCTTGTGAATTAGAATCAGCTGTTGGTAGATCTGCAATAGATGCAAATCGTTTCCCTGCTTCTACTACAAACGATAACAATGAGTATAGTGTTTGAGAAGGTTCTTTAAATGGAAGCGTCATGATAGAGGCTCTTAAATCCCCAGCTGGAGCATCTACATCTCTAAACTCACCTGGTTGAATTGGTTCAGCATCATCTCTAACTCTAAGCCCTCTTGATTTAAATCCTGCTGGTAAGTTAGCTAATGTACCTGCATCTAATAATTGTCTAAGCACGGAAGTGGCTGTACGTGACAATCCACCAATCATATGAATTAAACCAAATCCATAAAAGCCTAAACCTGGTAAGAATTTATAATGAACAAAATATTGTCTTTTCTTTTTAAAAGGATCATCTTCACTATAGTTTCTATAAATAGATAAAACTTCTCCACTGCTTTCTTCTATAGTTACAATATAAGGAACTTTAATTCCTGTCTCTTCTCCATCTTCATCCTTATCACCAAATCCTTCTAGATCTAATAATGTATGCATTTCATATAAAGTAACTTCATCAGAGTCTCCGCCAACTTTTTTAACTCCTTCTATGTCACTTACTTTTTCTTTAACTTGATCTTCAATATTTGTTGTGGATGGATTAATTTCTACGTCTCTATAAAAACCTGCTACTTGTTTTTTTCTAAATTCATTAGAAGACATTTTAACAACATGTGTAACTCTTTCACATGTTTCTAAATCTGTCGCTGTGTAAGGAACAACTAAATCTTCTGCTGGAATAAATTTTGATACTGCTCTTTCTAATCCTTCATCGTAATAAACTTTTTTAAATGTAGATCCTGATAATGGTAAATAAAATAACATCTGATCCATGTCGGGTGTATAATCTTCCATGATATCTATGATTTGATAATTCATGAAATTTTTAACACGAATAGATTGCTCGTATACTTCTGGAGTTTCTTTGCCTACAATTTGTACATTGACTGGGCCAGCACTTGGCATCAGTTCTTTATAAGCTTGTGCTTGAAATTGTGTAACGGATTCTGCTAGTAAGGGATGGGTCACGCCACTTGCGTCACGAAAGGGTTGATCTCTTTGCTCGTACTTAAATCCTAAAAGATCTAGTCCTTGTGTGTAAGTTGTTTCCCAATCTTTTCTTGAATCTTTGTCATTTCTAAACTCTGTTACAAGTTCTGATGATAAGGAAGATAGATCGCTATCATCCATCTTCTCTGCAATGTTTTCACTAAACTCTGTATTTACTTCTTTTCCTGGTTCAAAATTAATTTCAACACCTTCTTCATCTTCAGTAATTTCAACCCCTGGCTCTTGAGCAATGCCGCTAGGTAGTTCTATATCGGTTGCCTCAACATTTCCTTGTACGGGTGGTAAATCTTTTTCTATTGCCATTAGAATATTCCTTTAAATTTAAATCCTTTAATTGCAGCCGGAGCTCTTCGCTTTTGAGCAGCCTTTGAGTCTACATACTTTTTAGGTGTTTTTCTAGTTGTTTTTCTCATTCGGTATCTGTATATTTAATAACTTATTTTTTCAAGGTAAATCTAAAGACTTAACCTCATAAGACCGTTTGTACTTTGCCCACCTGCATTCAATAACCATAACCTCATCATTATCGTTAACAATTCTAATCTCTTGTCCCCATGGCTTAGATTCAATCCAATACTGCATATAGTTTGGAATAACCGTTATACTAGAACCTGCTTTATATTTTCTTTGCATAGATTATTTTATTCTCTCCTTTTTTAACTTCATTGAAATTATAATAACTTAACGCCTTACCAATTAAACCCATGTCGTATGTTTTATAATCATCAAAAACAAATACTGCAGTAGATGAAGAACGATTTGCAAAAAAGAGTGCTTCTTCTAAAACTTCTTTTGTTTGATGAGGTCCATCAAAATGAACTAGATCATAAACATTATAAATAGTTTCTTTAGAATGATCGTAGACTGGAACGCCATCATGATAGCGCTTCATGAATTCTTTATCTGTTAGGTTAAAAAATTTAAAATTATCATAACAACTTAAATCTTTTAATAATGTATTCCTCATCACATTAGTGTAATCTGCAGTGTAAGGTACATTGTTATCATAGTGAGCATAGTTAAGATTACCATAAGGATCAATTCCAAAATGATAATGAGGCTTTGCAACATCTCTATAAGTATCTAAAATAATCTTAGAACCCAATCCTTCTCTAACACCAATCTCAACCGTGATGATTGGATCGTGATTCTTGTTTACTTGCTTCATGTCGCATGCTTCTTGCAACAGGTCATATTCTTGACTATCGCCTTTAATCATTCTTCCATCTTTTAAATTTTAATTTATCCATACCAATTAATTCAAAACTTAAATTAGCGTCATCTAATCTTTCTTCTAAATGTAGAGCATGTTGTTCTAGATCTTTTATTTTTTGTTCTAGAATTTTTCTTTGTTCTGAGTGTGATAACTTTTTCATTAGTAATATATCCTTCTTGGTTTTTCTTTTTTCTCGTCTTCGTAGTCATCTTTTAACCTAATAAAGTTTGCTTGTCTATATCTCATTACTGCTTGCACCGTAGAATCTAAATAGTCATCGTGATCTCCATTTGGAAAGGCCGCACACTCATCGACCACTTCTTGTGCTGCATGGCTCATCGGTGCCCAGATCATACCTCCTTCAAACAAAGGAGATACTGAGTTTACTCGTGCGTGTTTATCATTTCCCCTGCTAGGTGTATAATTGACAATAGGTATTCCAAGTTGTCTAAGTTCGTGTGTAAGTGGTAATCCCGAGGCTTTGGCTTCTATGATAACAGTATCAGGATTATATTTTTTATATTTCTCAATTGCTACTCGTTTAAGTTCTGGAAACTCCCATCTACCTTTTTCAGCATCCATTAATATTAAATTACCATTAGGTGAATCTGGCAAATAGAAAACTCCCCAAGTTGTAATAGCTGAATAATCCGACGTTTCTTTTTTAGTATAAGCAGTGTCATAACTTTGGATAATATGTTCTACACTTGGCATATAATTTTTATCCCAAACTCTCCACCACTCTGGTTTGATAATTGCAGACTCTACAGCTGTTGGATCTTGCTGCCATTGTGCATTCCATTTACCAACGCTTAAAGAAGCTTTTACTTTTTCAAGTTCATCTATATTCCAATATTCTGGCCAACAAGGTTTACCGGATTCAAAGACAGCTGGAAAATTAATAACTTCCCACTTATCTGATTTAACATCTTCAGCTTGAGCTTTAACTAATTTACCTGTTAAATCCTTTGTGCTCCATCTAGTCATAACAACCACAATAGCTCCACCCGGTTGTAAACGCTGCCTAGGGCCAGAAGTATACCATTCATAAGCATTATCAAAAGCTGTGCTTGAATTAGCATCTTGTTCTGAATGTGGGTCATCAATAATTAATAAATCAGCACCTCGTCCTGTAATAGCTCCTCCGGTACCTGCTCCAAAGTATTCCCCAGCTTTATTTGTTTCCCAGCGACCTGATGCTTTTGAATCTTGTGCTAAGGTTATGTCGGGAAATATCTTTTGATAATCAGCAGTATCAATTAAGTTTCTAACCTTTCTACCAAAACGATAGGATAACTCTGCTGTGTGGGTTGTTTGAATAATTTTTAATTTAGGATTACGTCCAATCATCCATGCTGGAAATAAATAGGAAGCAAATTCAGATTTAGTATGCCTTGGTGGCATATTAACAATTAAACGTTTTAATTTACCTTGAGCAACTAATTCAAATTTTTTTGCAATTTCTTTATGATGATATCCAGAAATAAACTCGGGCCATACAGCTTTTACAAAGTCTAGAAATTTTTCACGCGCTAGTTTTGATTTCGCTTTGAATAATAAATTTTTATATACTTCATAAATATGAGTGGCTCTTTCCGGATCTATTTTTCTTAGGGTGCTAATAATACTTGCAACCTTTTTTAAATCTATATCTTTTCTATCATCTGGCATAATAAACACCGCAGCTTTTGGCTGATAACTGTATGAGTAAAACAGACATACTATAGTCAACCTATAAAGTACAGGGTACATTTTAGGGGGTGGGGGGTCAGAAAAAAACTTAATAGGTTTATAATTCCCGTAAAAGTTGCACGGCTCAGGCTACACGTGACAGTTGCTGTCCAGGCAGAACTCGCTTGGCAGTTGATGTTGAGCCCTGCAGTTCTTGCATAGCTGATATGCAATCATATCATTCGTAATATTATAATTGATACATTAAATATAATGTAAGTTTAAAAAAGCAAATACTATTTAAACTAACGCAGGGCGGGGTGTTAGATAGAGAAGCTTCTAGACTGGTACACAGCCCAGCGGTCAAAATAAACTAACAACTGAAAGGACGGAAAAGTATGGCACTGACATACGACTACACGACACTAAAAGACATTCATTACTTTGATGATGCACAACATAAGGAAGCATCACAGTTCGCCTGGATATTAATGGCGATTGATATGAATGAGGTTACCGAAAAGAATGTTGATGAGATTGTCTTCAGATTATTATTTGCAAGACAATGTGGTCACGATTTCTTAAACGGTAAACTAACTAAAGGCTCAATAAAAGCGGTCGTTAAAATGTATATTGGATACAAAACGAACGTTCGTTCTAGAACTAGAAACGCATACATAAAAAAGATTGCGAAAATAGTTACAGAAAGAGTTAACAGAATGTCGTCACTAAACTCATAGTACGTGACCCATAGCCCAGTAAATCTGGGCTATGCGACACGTAACAGTGTCCTTGAGTTTATATTATTTTTAATGTAAACTTAGGTAACTAACAAAAGGAGAGACAATGCTAAGTAAGAAAAAAACATACTTAGAAACTTTGATTTTTGCTATCCAAACTATTGATGAGGGTAGCGGAAGAAAAGGACTAAGGATACTTAGAAGAACAATAGACTGTGTCTTAAATCATAATCGTGATTTCTATTCTGCATTAACAATGGCAGAAGCAGAAGCTGATAATGAGGATAAGATAAGAGAAACTAAGGACGGGGCGGTACAGTTAGAATTACAATTTTAGTCCCGTCCGACTAGACTGGGTCCTGGAGCTCCGGCTCCAGGGACCTGAAACAATCGGAGAAAACAATGAAACAAACTAGAACAGAGTACTTAGGATCAACTGGTGTAGATAGCGGCCAATTGCTATTAACTGACCCAGGCTACATAGATGACAGAGGCACGTTTGATTATGAAAAAATGTGCGAATACAGCGGTAACAGTAAAATACTAATAAATAAACACGGCGCAGAAGTTGGGGTCGTAATGACTACACAAGTGGGAGACGGTTGCTTCCCGGTGTATGCACGATACGATAAAAAAGGAGAGCTGCTTAAAATAGAAATCCTTATCACCCAAAATGAAATAGACTAACTCAATAGGCCCTGGAGCTCACAACTCCGGGGCTTTTTATTTTTTACATTATTTTTAATTTATTTTTTTATTGAAGCAGGAACAAGCATTATGGATACAATCATTAGTATTATCATTCTCTTTATCATTGTCGCATTTTTAATTAATTATCTAAGCAAGTGACAAGCAACATTAGTTTATTTTGATTTTTCTTTTTTTCTTTTATTGATTAAGGCTCAAGCATTTCTAATTCATGTTGCAAGGCTCAAGCAACACTCTTAATTTACAAGCAACACTCTTAATTTATAGAATAAGGCTCAAGCAACACTCTTAATTTATAGAATAAGGCTCAAGCAACACTCTTAATTTATAGAATAAGGCTCAAGCAACACTATTAATTTATTTTGGTTTTTGGATCATGGATCATGAATTCATGTTGCTATAGATTTTTGACTTGGATCACGGAACAGGGGGCGGCGGCTTAATTTTTATTAGCTATGAAATAAAGACTGAGTTTATTTTTAAGCCGCTATTCTATTATTCAAGTAAGATAAAAAGGTTTTGGATGCTAAAAACTTTTTAACTTCCAATTCCCTTGTTTCATTAGATAATAAATCATTTTGAGTGTTTTTTCTAATTTCAAAAGAATTATTGTCTGACCTCTTACCAATCTTAATTGCCCGCTGGTTATGTGTACTATAATTAGTAACAGCATTGTAAACATCAAATAAACTTGCTTGGTCTTTTTTAACTTCCAAAACAGAATTTAAAAGGTATTTTTTGCTATCATTTATATTTGGTACAGCATTAAACAATAAATCAACATCCTCACTAGTTAATTTAACAGCGTCAAAAATTTCTAGTTTTTTTTGCATGTCAATATAGCTAGGTTTAAAGTGATTTAATGTGTTAAAAGCATGTTCTAAATTGAAGTTAGTAGTATGTTTATTTAATACCGCCTTGTCAGTAGACCATGATTTTAAACCATTTTTACAAATCAATCTATAGAACATAAATCTAAGTTGAAAAATTAAACTTGCATCATAACTTGATACAATTTCAATTCCAAATTTTAGATTGTCATTTTTTCTAGATTGCATTGTATAGATCAAATCATTAAAAAATATTTGAAGTTTAAATCTAGACAGATCATTAGCTAAAGTAAATTTTACTTCAGCATTATCTAGACTCATACCATATTTTTCAAGTGACTTGCTTAAGCCCTCTAAAATTGCTTTATATGGAAGTAACAAATATTTGTCACCATGTAGAGCAATTATTTTGTTTTTACTTACATCAACAACAGCAAATTGAGGTTTATTCAATTCTAAGTTATTAATGTGATTTAAAGGTTGCAATACTACTGGATCAAATGCTCTAGTAGTATCTATTCTGTTAAGTAGTGTAGTCATGTTTTTTTTACTTTCAGTTATTAGCCTTTAAATCATAGCTAATGAATTATATATATGATTTATAATGTAATAATACAAGTCTTATTTAATAATAAATAATTATTTTTTAACTATTGTTATTTGTGACAATACAACTTATTTAAATACTAGAATTTAGAATTAAAAAAATGAGTTATAAAAAACCTAAAAAATTATTGAATTTTAATAGTCATTTCAAAATGCTTAAAAGTCGCAAGCAAGGGTTTTTAAATGCTATTTTACATTTAGCACCTTACAACTTAAGCGGGTATAATGTATGTCCAAAAGCAAGCAAGGGTTGTGCAGCGGCTTGTTTAAATTTGTCAGGAATGGGTGTTTTTAAAGTAAACCAATTAGCCCGAATTAATAAAACAAAATATTTTATTGAGAATAGAGAATTATTTTTAAATCAATTAGATCATGAAATAAAACTTCTTAAGAAAAAATCAGAATTACTAGGTTTAAAATTAGCTATTAGATTAAATGGTACTTCAGACCTTCCATTTGAACGGTATAAGATAAAAGATAATAAGTCTTTAATGGAATTAAATAAAGATGTTATTTTTTACGATTATACAAAAATTAAAAACAGACTAAATTCACTCTTACCTAGTAACTATAAACTAACTTTTAGTAGAAGTGAGAGTAATGATCATGAATTAAAAGACATTAAACAAAATATCGCAGTAGTGTTTAAAAATAAACTTCCTAAAAAGTATTTAAATAAAAAAGTTATTGATGGGGATGAACATGATTTAAGGTTTCTAGATCCTAAAAATTCAATAGTGGGTTTATTAGCTAAAGGTAAAGCAAAAAAAGACAACAGCAATTTTGCAATAGAAGTTTAAAGCATTAGATTATAATGCTCAAAAAATAATTTTGAAAAAAAATAAAAATAAAAATAAAAATAGCAGGCACAAGCAGTTGACAAGCACAAGCAAATATATTATTTATAATGTATGAATAAAGAAACAAGCAAGCAAGCAAGAATAATAGATGATGTTTTAATTGCAGAGTATAATAAAGCACTCTCAAAATTTAACGAAGAAATTAAAACAGCAAGATACAAGCAGACACTAACAGAAAATTTTATAGCTGATTGGTGTGATGTAATGGAGCATATAAATAAAAAAATAAGGAGCGAGCAATGATCCAAACACAAGCAAAAGAATTTTGGTACAAGGTACCCACAGACAATAACGAATTCATGAAGTGTGAAGACTGCGGACACAGAGCAAAAGAATGGGCGGAGTGTGATAACTATTTAGAGTATAAAGGCACGCCTTTGTCTGAACTCAATAAAAAAATATTAAAAGAAATTAATCAAGAAGACATTTGCAATCAAGTGAGATGCCCGAATTGCAAAAGTTGGTTTTATTTTTAAGGTATAATATGAATTATTTAATATCATTTGTAATAGTTCTAATCATAATAAATGTATTTTGTATTAGAAGAATGGACAAGCAGAGAGAACTTTTAAGCAATAAGTTAGAACGATCAATTAAACAAACAAAAAAGAAAGGACGATAAAATGCTAGTTGAGGACTTAGTGAAAGCATTAAAAAAATGTAATTCGAAAAGTAAATTAGTTTTTTATCATTTAAAAAACGATGATTTAATTAATTGTGAGTATGAAACTTTATTAGAGGTTGATGATAATAGGGTTGAATTAACAATACAAGAAAGGACTAAACAATGAAAAAAGATAAAACATTAATACGTTTTAGAATTTATGATGGTGAGAAAGAATATACAGACTATTCCATAATAGATAACAAGCAGTTATTAGAATTCACGCAAAGAGAAATAATATCTAAATTTTTTTATGATAATGATGTCAGCAAGGAACAGTTTTTATCTGATGGCAGAGCAGTTAGAATAGAGAGTGAAATATTAATAACTGATGATGAGGCAGAGAAACTAGAAAAATTAAGTGTTGCTTTTTTACATGACTTTAAACTAGATCAAATGGCATGAAGAAAAAAGCGATAGGAGCATATATTAAAGTTAGGTATAATGATGAGAATAATCGTATAGCAAATTATTATGCTAGTCTTGGAAAGTGGAATAGTAAAACTAATGAAGACAGTTATGGAATACCAGATCATGAGATATTTCACTATTTTGATGATGGATTAAAAGAACTCAAACAATCTAAAGGCAAAAAAATAACTTATGATCTTAATTGCACTCTTTTAGATTATGAAATTAAATATGAAAAAATATAAAATATACTTTCAAGAAGACACTTTAAAATCAGTTGTATTAATTGCAAGTGATGAAGAACAAGCAAAGAAGAAAGCAGAAGAATTATTAAAAGAGTTTGGCAGTTCCCTTTGGGACTATGAAAAAACTTTTAGTAATAGTTTAGAAGTGGTTCAGTTAAAAGGGGCAGAAGTAATATCATTAAACAGTAGAAAGAAGAAAAAATGAGAAACATAGATAAAATAGAACTAGCAACAAACAAGTTAGAAAATACTTTTTTAGAGCAAAAGAATATTGCAAGAAAGTTAATGACAGAGCATAGACAATTACAAGATGCATTAGCTGATCTATTAGTTAATGCTGATGAAGATTGTCCTAAAAACTACAGAACAGAACATTTTTGCAAATCAATTAGTGATGGCTATTCATTATTAAGAACGATTGGTTATTTCAGAAAGAGAGTTAAATGAAACAATCTATAACAATAAAAGATAACAAGGGTAAGAAACAAACATTTTACAAGCTAGAAGAGTTAATAAAATATCTAGATAGTTTTAAAATGTCTTTTTTGCCAGATGGTTTTAGCTACAAAATAAACAAGAAGGAATTAAATGAAGGGTAGAATATTTTACGACTACATGACAAGGGAACAAGCATTAGCTGAATATCATTCTTTATTAAAAGATGATGAATGCTTTGCAGATCAGTGGAAAGACACTGACGATGATTTCAATGAGTGGTGTGAAAATCATAATATTGTTTTAGTAGGTACAAAAGAAAGAGTAGATCAATTAGAGGAGGCACAATTTGACTAAAGAACAAAAAATAATACAGTTTATAAAAAATTGGCTTGATACCAACATAGACGAGCCAACGCAAGATAGCATTGACGAAGATTCAGCTAATTTAAAAGAGTATATTGAACACTTTGAGCATGGCTCACTTGATATTGAGGATTACATAACAGGGGATAAAGCATGAGTAAATTAAAAGACTTAGGCAATTTATGTTTGTGGTGTAGACGAGATACAGCCTTTGGATCTGGTTTATTTGTAAATAGAATACCTGCTTTTACAGATATAGAGGAGGGCTACAAATGCATTGAATGTGAAATAGAGGATATTAAAGAGTGTTATCTAGAGTGTGAAGACTGTGGTGAATATACTTGTGAGGGTAATGGTGAATGTATTGATTGTGGTAGCGAAAATCTAAAAGTAATAAAGGAAGTTGTAATATGAGATTAAAAGACAAGAATAAAATGCATTTGTTAAATCAATTAAATGAATGGAGTATGGATGCTTTTTATGCAAACAAAATTAACTATGAACAAGACGACTGGGGTAATTACAAAGGTTTTAAATACAGAAAGTTTGAAGCTACTTTAAAAATTTTAAGAAGACTGATAAGAGAAATAAAATGATTGAACTCTTATCTGATTATAGTCTTTTTGAAATAATAACGATTATACTATTAGGTTATATTCTAATAGCTATGATGCACAGGAAATAACAAAGGAGGAACATGACACTATCTAGTTATAAAAAAGCTATAGCTAAACTGTTGAAAGCATATCATAAAAAATACGATTGCTTTGGTAATAAAAAAAACAAGAAGAAAAAGAAAAGATGAAATACTTATTATTGTTTTTACTATTAGTTAATTGTTCTAAAGATCCAATGTCTTTTGATCCAAGAGTGACTATTAGTAAAGAGATAATAAAATTTTTTTACGAAGAAACAAAAGAAAAACCAACCATAGAATAAAGGAGCGAGCATGAAGAAGTTTAGAGTGACTGCAAGATCAGTGACCCTTGTTGAAGTATTTGTTGAAGCTAAAAATAAAAGACAAGCGATA